AACGCTTATGCAACTGCTGCACAGGGAGCACTTGCAGATAATTCGACACAAATCATTTCTACAAATACCACTTTCTACGTTTCAAATACTGTGGGTGATGATAATAACGATGGATTAAGTTCAAGTTCTCAATGGGAAACAATACAAAAAGCAGCAGATTATTTGTCTGTAAGACGTATCAAGAATGGTGTTACATGTACAGTTTTAATTGCTGCTGGAACTTACACTTCTTCAGTCCCACTTAATCTAGATCACCCACAGGGTGAATCAATTGTTTATAAAGGTGCTACACCAACAGGAACTAAACCAGTAGGAACTGCATTAAAAGGATCTAGTGGAACTGCGATTAGAGGTTATACTTCAGCATCTCAATTGTATAATAATGATTTATTACAAGCATATTACAATACTACATTGCAATTCAATTCTTGTAGTGGTATTGTAATTGGTCCAAATGCGAGTGTTTGCCTTCAAAATATTCTGCTTCGTGGAAACTTTGCGAAAGGTGAGATACATGGTGTTCTCTTGAGAAATGATTCTGGAGCATTTAAGGGATCAGGAGGCACAGTTTCTTTGAGTAACTGTGCAATTCATAATTTTGGAAATTCTGGACTTTATCTTGTATTTGGTGGATTTGCCAATCTTGCAAATGTAACAATCACTAATTGTGAGGCAGGTATTCTTAACACATCTGGAGTTATTCTAGGAGATCAAAGTGATTCTAGTTTAGGTGCTCAGTCTCAACCACCTTTAACGATTTCTAATTGTGATGGTGACGGGTTAGTTACACTTAGAGGTGGTGCAGAACGCATTGACGATTGCCTGATTGCAAATAATAAAGGAAGAGGAATTGAATCTCGTGAAGGTTCTTCTACACGTGCTGATAAATGTACTATTGACAATAATGGACTAGAGGGAGTTTCAATAGAAAACGGTGGTACTGTTCTAATAAGAAACTCTACCGTTACAAATAACGGTTTTAGTAATCCAGCAAAACCAAAAATACCACTAAGAGCAACAATTAGCTCTACAATTGATTTCAGAACAACAGGAAATAACACTACAACTTTTAGTGGTAATGCAACTGCTGTATCACCTCCATTCAATACAATTGGAAATACTGGTGCTATTATTGTAGCATAAGAAATCATAGGTTAATAAGTTCTTTAACCCCTCTTGAAGGGGTTTTTTAATGTCTTGACAGATAATGAATATCTCTGTAGAATATCTTTGTTAAGGTTGATAGAGAAGTTCTATGTATCTTTGAGTACTATGAAGACATTTAAGCAAACAAGTGATAAACCTTATGATAGACATCACTATAAATTAGTTTATACTAATGATCAGTCAGTAATCTTTGACAATTACGAAGAATTAAGACTTGAATGGTATAATACACCTGAGATGTTTAGAAAACATGTTGAGGTTCTGGATATCAAAACAAAGAAAACAAAGAAAGGATTTAATGATTAAACATGGCATTATCTAAACAAACACTTGATCATCTTTTAGAAGTTGAATCACATTTACGTTCTGCAATTAAGTGTGCAGCAGTGAATGAGAATCCAACGGTTGTGAGTAGTCTTGGTAAGATTCTTCTTGAATTAGATTCACTTAAAAGGTATGAAAAGATCATTGACATGCTAGAAAGTCGTAAAGATGGAAGTAGTGGATCATTTGATAATTTCTCTAATGATTAACAATGTGGATACTCATTGTAAATCTCTTTTTAAGATATACCAATTGTATTATCTACGAAAATGATAGAAGAGTCCGTCTTGATTGGACTTGGAAAAGAAATCGTTTAACTTGGGTGTTAATTGCACCGAAGAATAAGAGATTTATTAGAATTTACACAAGAAAAATCGGATTGGAAAAGTATCACGAAAGATAGTGTGCCAGTTGCCGAAGTGTACACTAAACCCCCACTGTGGGGTTTTTTGCTTTATATTATGTTCATCGACACGGAAACACCTTGACCATCACTCTGCGACCCCATCAGAAGCGTATTGTAGATCGTCTGGCAAAGTATGACAAAGGTCAGTGCATTGTTCCTACTGGTGGTGGTAAAACACTCACCATGATTATGGATCTGCAACGCACACTTAATAACAATCAGTCTGGAACCACAACTGTTGTCGTTGCTCCTCGCATTCTTCTTGCTGAGCAACTTTGCAGTGAATTTCTTGAGGTGATTGATACCACTCACACTCACATTATGCACGTTCATAGTGGAGAAACACATCACTTCAGCACTACAAAGCACGATAAGATTTCATTGTTTGTTGATTGTGCTCGTAGTGTTGGTGAGAATGTGATTATTTTCACCACATACAACTCTTTGGAGCGTATTCAGCAGGCAGATGTTGAGGTGAATACGATTTACTTTGACGAGGCACATAACTCCGTCAAGCGTAACTTTTTCCCTGCAACTGAGTTCTTTTCTGAGAAAGCAGATCGTTGCTATTTCTTCACTGCAACTCCAAAACATTCCCTGACTGTCTCGAAACCAGGCATGAATTGGGGTCATGTTTATGGTCAGGTTCTTGCAAATGTTCCTGCTCCTGAGTTGGTTGAGGGTGGGTTCATTCTTCCCCCTAAAGTTGTTGTCAAGCAACTACCTATGATTCAAGGTCGCAAGGTTGTATTTGCTGATGATTGTGACAATCTGCTGGAAACCATTGATGACAACAACATTGACAAGACTCTGATTTGTGCTCGTACAACCAAGCAGATTATCAATCTGATTACACAATCTGATTTCTGCCTTCAACTTTCAAAACGTGGTTATTCTTGGATGACGATCACATCCAAGACTGGTGCAATTATTGACGGTCAGAAGGTCAATCGTGAGCAGTTCTTTGATACTCTCAACGCATGGGGTAAAGATCCTTCTAAAAAGTTTGTGGTTTTGCATCACTCTATCCTGTCTGAAGGCATCAACGTAAACGGTCTTGAAGCGGTCATTTTCATGCGGAACATGGATTATATCGGAATCAGTCAATCAATCGGTCGTGTGATCCGTCTAGGTGGGTCTGACAAGGCGTTCGGTTTAGTTTGCATCCCCACATACGACAAGGTGGGCATCAGCACTGCCAAAAAAGTTCAGGCAGTTGTTGACATTGTTTTTCAACAGGGTCAACCTGCTATCTCGGAGATTCGTCGGTGAATGAATTAGTTGATTGGAAACTTGGTATTGCAATAGTACCATTGATTACAACGGGTAGGAGTCAGAAATATGTTCTGATTCATGGTGGAAAGCAGTGCAAAACCTTTACCAAGTGGAGCACTGCTGAATCATACTTTCAAAAGTTAAGTAAAACTCTCAAACAGAAACAAAAGAAAGGACCAATCTCATGAAAAAAGAAATTATTTGTGTTCAACCAAAGTCCAAAAAAGCAAAGAATCGCTTTGCTAACTTGATGGATAATCTTCACTCTTGTGTTGTTGAGAAGAGAGAAGATAATAAGGTATTTCTTTCATCAATCTCTGGACGTTACTGGTTTTGGATGTTAGAAAATGGAGACGATAACTGGACAATGGTAAAATAACCATTGTGCCAGTTGGTCAAACTGTCCACCATCCCCCCACAGGGGATGGTTTTCCTGTATATTAAAAGAGTCAAATGAACAGCACCATGCAAAACTATCAGTTCAAGGGTGGAATCCAGAATGGTACAGTTGCAACTGATGCCCGTGCTCGCAAACTTGATGAGCAATGCAAGCATCAGAAAGAGAGTGTTTTTGCTGAACTGAAGCAACAATACCCTGAACTTACCCTGCAAAAGAAACTTACTAAGGAACAGATTCCTGGTGGGATTGGTGCATGTGAACCTGATGGTGGTGCATGGTTCTACAATGGTGTGCTGATTGCAGTATTTGAAGGTAAGAAACAGCAAGACGCAGGTAATGCTATCGAACGTTGGTTTAAGAATAACTTTATCTGCCGTCTTATCAATCCCAACGTTTCCTATGTCACTTTTTGTACCGGAGAAGGTGCATATCGTTTCTGGGATAAACTTCTGGGACGACTTACCTATGGACAAATTGTGAAAGCATTGAATGTTGCTCACCTGGAAGGTTTCGACCAGTACAATCCGGGTAGCAACAGTGCATTTCTTAACACAGATTGCTTTACAAAAGAGTTTCTCAATGCTACAATGATTGAAGTTATTTGTGAACGTATCAATACTCTTTTTCCTCAATCCTCTGTATGAAACCACTGTTTATTTGGGCAGGTGGTAAGACAAAGGTGCTGAAACATTATGCACCTTTTATGCCCACT